CTTTCAGACGGGTTTTGACCCACTGATCTATGACCCTGCTGTAAGTCTCACCACATTTAGGCGAGTAAGCGAGAAAACTGGTTATGTTGCGACTGCTCCCCAGACCAACATTGTTATCTCTGCCTATGGTCGCTTGTGGACTGCTAGTAGCACTTCTGACAATGTAACTGTCTTTTTCTCTGACTTGCTGGCAGGGCACATCTGGTCAACAGGAACTGCTGGTTCTTTGGACATCTCACGGGTATGGCCTAATGGGTCTGATGAGATCACAGGGTTGGCAGCTCACAATGGATTCTTGTTTATCTTTGGCAAGCGTCAAGTCTTGATTTATGCAAATGCAACTACTCCATCAAGCCTGTCTCTGAGTGACACCATAAGCAACATTGGTTGCATTGCAAGGGACTCTATTGCCAACACAGGCAGTGATGTTGTTTTCTTGTCAAACAGTGGTGTGCGTTCATTGCTCAGAACCATTCAGGAGAAGTCTGCGCCTTTGCGGGACTTGTCTAAGAATGTGCGCGATGACTTGATGACGATTGTGAATGCTGAGACATTGGCAAACATCAAGGCAGTCTATTCAGAGTCAAATGCCTTTTACCTGATTAACTTCCCGATTGCCACCCAGACCTACTGCTTTGACACCAAGGCGGCTTTGCAAGATGGTTCTTCACGGGTAACTGTGTGGGATTCCATCACTCCAACTGCTTTCGTTGCTAAACGCAATGGAGACTTGTTGATTGGCAAGAATGGTTATGTGGGCAAGTATGGGACTTACCTTGACCATGCAACTACCTACCGATTTCAGTATTTCACCACCTATGCTGACCTGGGTGCAACCAATGTCACATCCATCCTGAAGCGCATTGCTGTGGTGGTGATTGGTGGCTCAAACCAAGGCTTTATTCTCAAGTGGGGATATGACTTCACTGGTCAGTATTACGCAACCACATTGCAAATTCCTCAGTCTACTGTTGCTGAATATGGTACTGCTGAGTATGGGGCAAATGGTGTTCCTGTTGCCTACTACTCAGATGGCATTTCTTTGCAGACTTTGGTTGGTCAAACATCAGGTTCTGGCAAGACTGTGCAGACGGGTTATGAAGTGCAGATCAATGGGTATCCTGTGAGCATTCAAAAGATTGAAATTCAAGCCAAGAATGGCAAACTGGTTTAAGGAAGAAACATGGCAAATTACACCAAAACCACCAACTTTGCGGCTAAAGATGCTTTGTCGCCAGGGAATGCAAGCAAGGTTGTCAAGGGAACTGAGATTGATACTGAGTTCACCAACATTCAGACTGCTATTGCAACCAAGGCAGATGGAACCTTCACCAACTTCAGCTTTGTTGAGAGTGGTGGAACTTTGTTTATTCGGCACTCAGGCACTGATGTTTTCAAAGTTGACAGTTCTGGCAACCTGACTGTGTTGGGCAACATTGTGGCTAACGGCACTGTGTAATGAACGCAGTACAAAACAATCTCAATGTAACTTGCAAGTGCTTGCAGGTTCTTTTGGCATTGGGGGTGTGACATGGCATTATCTGAAGACACACTAGATATCATACAAACATACTTTCCAGATGATATTGGAACGGTAAAAAAATTATCTTCAATACCTGGGTTTGACGATGAACTTAATGCTGGATTTCAAAATGCCATTAACGAGACACGCTGGCTTGAAGGTTATGACCCTTCGGGGGGTAATTTTCTTAAACAAAATATAGAAGCAGCATCAACCAATCCAACAGAGTATGTTTTAAAGGCTATGCGTAATGGTGTGCGTAGCGCAGTTAATCAAGCTGACCCTGTTTTATTGACCAAACAAATTGACTACCTAAAGCAAAACAATGTTCCTTTAGACACAATTCGCACTAGATATACAGAACACGCAACCAAACAAGCGGAATCTGACGCAACAACTCAAAGAATAAGAGCGCAACAAGGTGGTGGCTTTTTTGGTGGACTTAGTAGTTTTTTGTCTAGTAATGACCCTTTTACAGCGATTAGCAAAGGTCTTGCTCAAGTAGACAAAGATTTAAGCCTGTCTCAAAACGCACCAGTAATTGCTGCAATTGCATTGAGTGTTGCGGCTCCAGGCGTTGGTTCGGCTATTGGTCAACAGATGATAACTGCTGGACTGCTTCCAGCGGCAACATCTGCGGCTGTAGCTACAGCAGTTGGAACTGGTGTGGCAAATGCCGCCTTACAAGTTGCACAGGGTAAGTCTCCAGAAGAAGCACTTAAGGCTGGAATTGTTGGCGCTGCTGGTGGCGCTGTAGGGAATTATCTTGGTGGTGATCCTGGCGCAGTAAAAAACTTTATTACCAGTACATCAACTAATCTTTTGGCTGGCAAAAATCCAGAAGATGCCGTTAAAGCTGCAATTATTAATGCTGGTGCTGGTCTTGCTGGTAGCACCGCCACCCAAGAAACTGGCTCTGCTGTTGCTGGACAAGTAGCTGCTGGAACAACTGCTGGATTACTTTCTGGTAAAACTGGTGAACAAGCATTGATTCAAGGTGTTGGCAACATAAACGCTGCTTCACTTTTTCCAGGTTCTGCTACAACTGTTCCTACTGAACAACAGGCTCTTGCTGGACAACAAGATTTGCAGAATCAGTTGGCTCCTTTTGAGGTAGACACAACTGCATCATCATTTGATACAAAAGACATTATTAATGATGGTTCTGGGTTTTCACCACCCTCACCAACACCACAAACACCGATTACTGAAAGTACTGGAGGAAATATGGAAACAGATTACACAGAAGACCCGTATGCTGACTACATAAGTGAGCCAAGGTATAACTATTCGAATTATGACGAGATGAATGATCCTGCGACTATGTTGCAGGACACCACTCCATACAATTTCACGCCTGAAGAGCAACAATTGATTTATCAGTTGGCTCAAGAGCAAGGTTACGATGATCCAACAGGTGGTGCTGGTGGCCTTGGGACAAGTCAAAACCCATCCATGTATGGAAACCTAACTGTTGAGCAACTGCGAAGATTGCTTGGTGGAGGCGGTGGTGGTGCAGCGCCTAGAACTCCAGCGCCTAGAACTCAACAACCTGCAACTCAAAGCCTTTTGCAAAGACTATTAGGCGGTGCTACTGGTCGGCAACCATCATTGCAACTTGGTGGCGCAGCAGGTCAATTAGGAAACTTACTTGGCGGTGCTGTAAGTGGCGCTGGTGGCATTTTGGCTGGACAAACTGCGGCTAAAGCTGCTGAAGAACAAGCCAGGATGATTTCTGGGGCAACTGGTCAAGCTGTTGGTGGCTCTCAGTTCAGACCCATTGGAACAACCACTCGCTGGGGCACATCACAGTTTGGGTTTGATCCTACAACTGGTCAATTGACAAGTGCTGGTTATCAGTTAACTCCAGAACTCAAGGCAATGCAAGATCGAGTCATTGCCTTAACTGGTCAAGGCTTGACTGAGGCAGAGCAAGCGGCAGGTCGTTATGCTCCTTTGACTGCTGGCGCACAAGGCTTGTTTGGCTTGGGTCAACAGTATTTGGCTCAGTCTCCAGAGCAAGTTGCCGCTGATTACATTGCAAAACAACAAAACTTGTTGGCCCCTAGCCGTGAGCGTGAATTTGCTCAACTGCAAAACAGATTATTTCAAACGGGTCGTGGTGGCTTGTCTGTTGGTGGCACTGGTATGCGCCCAGGTGGTGGTGAAGGTCTACGGGCATCATCTCCTGAGATGGAAGCGTACTACAACGCTTTGGCTCAACAGGATGCTCAATTGGCTGCTGGCGCACAGCAAGCTGGTCAACAACAAGTTCAGTTTGGTGCTGGCTTGATGGGTACGGGTGCTAACTTGCTTGGTGCTTATGGTCAGGGCTTGACAGGTGCTTATGCACCATTCAGCACTGGTATTGGTGTTGGTTCATCACTTGAGCAACTTGGACAACAACCTTTGTCATTGAGTCAACAGTTGGCTCAATTGAGTTCTGCATCTGGTGCAAGGGCTGGTGAACTTGGAATCAGAGGAACCACTGCGGCTGCTGCTGCTAGACTGCCTTCTATGCAGTTCAACCCATTGGCAAGAGCATTGGTTGGTGCTGGTGGAAACACTCAGTTTGGTGGCGCATTGGGTGAATTTGTTGGCGGTGCGTTGCCAGGACTGTTTGGCGCAGGAACCACAATAAATCCTTTGCGTACTGATGAATTTGGGAGGGTAGAACCACTAACACCTGAAGAACAACAAGCGCAAGATGAAATGATGCAAAACTATAACAACCAACTAGCTGCATATCGTGCCAAAGGTGGTCAAGGACTGTATATCCCTGGCGTTACAGGTTAATTTAAGGAGTAATCATGGCAACAGATATTGTTGGAAGTTTGTTTGGTGTTAGTCCTGAGATGTATCAGGAAGAGCGCAATCGTCAGGGGTTGAAAGATGCTATTACTATGGCGCGACTTGACCCTATGCAGTATGCAAATGCCGCTATCCAAGCTGGTGCTGGTCGTGCCGCTGGTGGGTTTGCTGGTTTGATGGGTGCAGAAGACCCTCAGATGCGCTTGTATAGCATACGCAATGCCTTGGCACAACAGTTTGATGTAAGCACTCCAGAGGGGTTGGGTCAATATGCAAGTGCTTTGCAACAAGTTGGAGATACTCAAGGTGCATTAGAAGCTGCAAATATCTCTCGTAAGGCCGCTAGTGAAGTTGCATTGGCACAACAAAGGTTGCGTGAGAAACAAGGTGTTGATCCACTACAACAATTAATACGGGCTGGTAAACATACTCCGCAGAGCATTGATTTGTATGCAAAAAGTGGAAATATTAAAGACCTAGAACTTATTGAAAAACCAAATAAAGCAGTTGTTGTTGGAAATTCTTTAGTTGATTCTGTTACTGGTTTTGTGTTATATGAAGGCCCTGATGTTCAGAAATACTCTGAGTTTGCCAAAACATTAATTGATGCAGGACTCAAACCAGGCACTGAACCTTTCCAAAAACGTATGCTTGAATACGCAACTAAAAAGGTTGAAGGCGCAGGTAAAGGCACCGGCAATGTCACTATTGGTGGAATCAATGTTGATACTGGTGCGGCTAGTAAAGCGGCTGGTAAAATTGTTGGTGAAAATGTAGCCAATGTTGAAAATCAATTCTCATTGGAAACCGCCTATAAAGATGCACTTTCTCTGTTAAACAAAGGGATTTATGGCGGTGCGTTTGGCCCTGAACAAGCAGCAGCAACTAAATATTCGCTTGGTTTGATTGGCAACCAAAAAAAGCTCGAAAACACAGAAGTGTTCATGGCAAACATTGGAGAGATTGTAATTCCTCGTTTGGTGCAATTTGGCGGCAATGACTCTAACGAAGAACTTAAATATTTGCAGAATGTTGTGGCTGGAAATCAAAGACTTGAGCCAGAATCTATGAAACGTATTTTAACTAGCGCAGAAAAGAAAGTTCAAAATAACATCAAACGTTTGAATCTACAAGCACAAGCAGCTAAAGGTGGTACTGAACTACCTATTACGCCTGTTACAAATGCACCAGCAATAACGCCAACTAAACGTTATAACTTGCAAACTCGCCAACTTGAAGTAATAAAAGGGGATTGAGATGGCTATCTATGTTCAAGTAGGAAATGATGTAGTTGAGTTCCCTGATGGAATGTCTGATGAGCAAATAGCACAAGCTATTTCTGGGAGTATGCCACAAGCAAAAGCACCTTCATCTGGTTTCTTAATGGGTTTAAAAGACCCTATTACTGCTGGCGCACAGATGCTTCCTCGTGCTTTAGGCGCAGTAGCCAGTTTAGGTGGCACTAAGCCTAATGTTTTGAGTGATTTGCTTTACAGAGAAGCAAAACGTGTAGATGAGATGGCTAAGGCTGAAGAGCAATCCTATCAAGCCCAACGTGAACAGGCAGGGGAATCTGGTTTTGATATGGCTCGTTTGGGTGGCAATATTCTTAACCCTGCTAGTCTTGTTCCTGCGGCTCGTGTTGCTCAATTGGCAAAGGCTAAAGGCTTGTCTACTGTTGGTCAAGCGGCAACTGCTGGCGCTGTTGGCGGTGCTATGCAACCAGTAGTTGGAGAAGGTGAGTTTGGTGAGCAAAAGGCAGAACAAGTTGTTTTAGGTGGAGTTACTGGCCCTATTGGTGAAAAGGTGGTTGCTGGTGCGGGACGAGTTCTCAATCCATTGGTCTCCAAAGCAGAGAAAACCATGCGTGACCTTGGCATTACACCTACTACTGGTCAAACCCTTGGTGGACAATTTAAGACATTTGAGGAATTTGCACAAAATATGCCCTTGATTGGTCAAAGCATTCAAAATGCAAAACAACGTGTATTGTTTGATTTCAACAAGAGTGTAATTAACAAGGCATTGGCTAAAGCAAGTGACCCAACAAAACAAGATAAATTAAGTCTTCCTGCCGATGTAATTGGTAGAGATGCAATCGAATATGCTTCAAAAACAGTATCTGATAAATATGATGATGTTTTGTCAAAAATATCGTTTGATCTAGATTTTGCAACAACAAGCGATATTCTTAGTTCTTTAAGTAAAGCCAAGGGATTAGATGCCAATCAACGACAAAAAGTTAGTGAAACTTTAAACAATATCGTGTTTGGCAAGTTTTCTGGTCAAAAACTTGATGGCAAAACATACAAAGGTATTGAGAGTGATTTACGACAGAAAGCAAGCGATTATATTAACAGTCAAAGTGCTTCTGAAAAAGAAGTTGGATATGCATTAAGCGATGTTCTTGGCGTTCTTAAAAAAGAATTGTATTTCCAAAATCCCAAGCAAACACCTACATTGCGCAGAGTTGATGCGGCTTATAGTGATTTGTCTGTAATCAATGTTGCTGCGGCTAATTCTGGCGCAAAAAGTGGTGTTTTTACTCCTCAACAGTTTTCTACTGCTGTTCGACAACAAGACCCAACAAGGCGCAAATCATCATTTGCTAAAGGTAAAGCTAAAGGCCAAGACATTTCGGATGCCGCACTTGAAGTCATTGGAGACACAACAGCAGCATCTCAAACAGGTCGGCTTGCGCTAGGAATAGGTGGCGGCTATGGATTGTTATCACAACCGCAAATTGCCATACCAGCGGCATTTGGAGTTCCTGCTGCTTATAGCCAAGGTGGACAGGCGGCAATTGATATGTTGTTGCGCCAGCGTCCAGAGTTATTGCAACGTGTAGGCGGTATGCTTTCTCAACAATCAGCGCCTCTTGGTAGTGTTGTTGCACCAAGTGCTGTTGGACAGTACAACCTTTCTGAGAGAAGGCAACCTCCATACATTGAGTTGCGTGGAATGGCTGAAAGATAAAGTAGGGGCGCAAGATTGATCCTCTCACCCTTCTGGCAATGGCAAATGGCTGTGTTGCAGCTATTCGCAAAGGCTGTGAACTCTATAAAGAGGTCAAGGGAACTGTTGCCGCAGCCCAAAAGACTGTTAAAGAGGTCACGGCTATTGCTGAAGAAGTGGGTGGCTTCTTTGGGTTCTTCAAGAAGAAAAAGCCCAAGCCCACAGCAACTCCAGTTGCAGCCAAAGCAAAAAAGGCAGAGGCCGAAATTTGGGATGAAGGTAGAGTTGTGGCTGATCTGGCGGCGAATCTCTCGCAGTTCTTCAGGGTTCAGCAACAGCTTGCAGACCACATTAGAGAAGAAGAAGAAAAGTCTAAAACTGTTTATGACCCAAGCCAAAATGTCATGGAGTCGGCGCTAAACAGGGAACTTGCCAAGACGCAGTTTGAGAAGTTAGCCAAAGAGATTCGTGAGATTATGGTGTATCAGTCACCCCCAGAGTTGGGGAACTTGTACACACGGGTGAACCAGATGAGAGTAATCATCATTGCTGAACAAGAAGAAGCAAGGTTGGCTCAAGAAAAGAAACAACGAGAGGTTGAATGGCAACGCAGAAAGGTAATCGAGGCAATTCAAGACAAACTAATCTACCTGGCGGCTTGTCTGGTGTTCGTTCTTTACCTAATTCTGTTCTTCACTCTCCTAATCATGGATCGAAAAGTAAGATGGGGTTTTTAATTGCGCTTTGTTGCATGGTTTTGGTGTTTGTATTGCTGTTGCCATTGCTTGGCAGCATCTATTACGACACCTTGGCGGTTCAACGTGAGAGCAAACTGCAAATTGAACGCATGGAGAGACTCCGACAGCAACTTGAGTATGAACGCAAACAACTTGAAAGGTTAAAAAATGATAACTCTGTTCTCATCCCTGATCAGCTTCCTGATGGGCGGCCTCCCAAAAATCCTTGAATTTATACAAGATAAGTCTGACAAGAAGCATGAACTTGCATTGGCTGCAATGCAGACTGAAAGGGAATTGACCCTCAAGAAAGCTGGCCTAGAGACTCAAGAGCGCATTGAGCATATCCAGACTGAGCAGATTCAGATTAATGCAGATGTTCAGATGGCCCAAGCTGCTATGCAAGAGCGTCAAGCCCTGTATGCCCACGATATAGCCCTTGGTGAGGGTGCAAGTACCTGGGTCATCAATATGCGAGCAGCAACCCGTAGCGTCATCACCTACGGGATGTTCATCATGTTTATGTTTGTTGAGGTCTTTGGGTTCTACTATGCTTGGCACACAGATGTGGCATTTGATACAGCACTCAACCAACTGTGGGATGACGAAACCCAGATCATTTGGGCTTGTATCGTCAGCTTCTGGTTTGGTGGACAGGCGTTCAAAAAATGAACATCAGTGCCCAAGCTGTGGAGATGATTAAGCACCATGAAGGTGTGCGGTTTAAACCATATCGGTGCCCAGCAAAACTCTGGACTGTGGGCGTGGGCCATGTTTTGTACCCAGAACAAGGAAAACTCAAGATCGAAAATCGTGATGAGTTTCTTTTACGCCCTGAAGATAATCGTGTATGGACAAAGGAAGAAGTAGATGGAATTCTCAGAAGTGATCTTGCAAGGTTTGAGCGTGGTGTGGCCCAACTTCTTCCAGTTGTCCTTACCCAAGGTGAATTTGATGCTTGCGTCAGCTTTAGCTTCAATGTTGGTCTGGGAACATTACAGCGCAGCACCTTCCGTCAGAAGGTTATTCGTGGCGATAAAGATGCGGCAATAGAATCTTTGTTGCAGTATTGCAAGGCTGGTGGCAAGGTTCTGAGAGGCTTGGAAATCAGACGCAAAGATGAGGCGGCATTGTTTAAATCAACGCCGGAAAAATTGATTTAATTGAGAGAGTAAATTTGGTTCTTGGTTCTTGATGCTTTGAGCAAGCTGCTGGCGTAACCAAGTAACCCCTCCCAGGCGCACCCATTCCTTGTATTCGGCGGGTCTGAGTCGTGCGCTGACAGTCTTGTTCACAAAGGTTAATTCAGTCTTGGGTCTTGGCATTTCAATCCTCATTAAGTGCCATCCAAACCATCAGGCAAACGCCTCCAATGGCTAACGCAATGCCTAGAAAGCCTATGGCAAAGATAGTGATGATTGTCTCAATCACAAACGCCCCTCATTTCCCACCCTGCCAGAAAATAGTTCCATCTGCCCTGCATAGCAGGATTGGTGTACATGGTTTTTGTCATGGCTAGATTAGCCTCTGTATAGCCTTTACTAAACATTAGTGCGTGGAATACTTGTCGTGCTTTCATGTGTTCTTCTCCTTGAGTTTGGTGCTGTCGTGCATCATTAATTGATATTCTTCAATATCCCAAGATTGAGCCTCAGATAAAAGTTGACAACAAATTTTCTTTCTTTGCTCTTTAGTGTATTTTCTGGCATTAAGAAAATCTGTATGACAAAACCATCCTGCTTCTGCACCCTCTAAGCCTACCCATGTGCGCTGTGGTGGGTAGGTGTAAAGGGGGGTTTGTGTTTCCCCTACTGATTGCTTATCAAAATGTAATTCTTGTTCTCCGTTTTCAAACTCGACAAGCCATCCCACAGGCTCTTGCTCTGTCTGTGCCAAGGCTTCTGTCTCACTCTCAACAAGTGCCAAAGCAATACAAAGCCCAGTGACCACTGACCCCTCTATCGTTCCTGTTAACTCTGGCGCTGGAAGGCTTGCACCAGCGCGGCGTAGTTTCTCAGCAACTCGCTTCAATGCTTCTTTGTCACTCATGCTTGTCCCCTTGCTCTGATAGATTGAGTCGCTAGTTTTGGTGTAAAACCACACACCATGCAACCGCCTTTGTCATTCTGAGCAAACTGCACCAGTGCAGGAGCTTCTTCAATCATCTGCGCTATCGCCTCACGCTCTTTGGCGGCTACCAGTTTGGCAAAGGCTACAAGTGCCTCAGAGTAAATGCCATCAAGGTGTGGACGCATACCAATCAATCCGCATTCTTGCGCCATGTCAATGATTTCTTGTGTCATTTCTTCATGTTCCTTACATAAGCTGTAAACGATTGAATTGTGTCTTTGCCAAACGCTAGAGTGCATTTCTCAATGTGTTGGGCAACTTCTTCAATCACATCATTGCGGTGCAAGTGAGTAAACTCTGCTGGATGTGAGTAAACATCCATGTGAGCAATCTGCTTCTTGCGCCAACCACTTGTATGGCTCCATTGCCCTTGCTTTAAGGCCAACTCCTCGAAAGCTTCGTCTTCAGGTTCTTTCATCTGCAATCTCCTGATCGTTACGCTTGATTGCATCCTTCAAATAAGCCAAATCAGCATAGGACAACTCATCTGTTATATCTTTAATTTCCAAGTTAAAGCGCATCCACTTGACTGTTTTCTCACAGTATGAAAGCAAGCCAACAGAGTCATCTGCTTCATGCCATTGGTAATCAACCTTAATGCGGTCAATCTCTGGATTGAAATCATCGTCTACCCAATCAAAAGGCACAAATTCAATTGTTTGCATCATTCACTCCTATCTGTTCAATGTCTTGTGCGGCAAGGAGGGCATCCAGGGCCACAGATTTAAGGATTACAAGGACACTCTCTGGCAAGGATGGATTGAGAGCCTTGTGAGCCTCCACATCCTGCCAGAAAGCATTTAAACGGGTTGTTTGTTGTTGGTTCATGCGCCAATTCTGCCTTGTCTGACAGAGATTGGAATAGGGATTTACCCTAGCTTACGCATAACCCTTTGGAGTCGCCCAGAAACGCCTTTACGGGTTCCAATGACCTCAATGAAGCCCTTGTCAATCAGTGCCTTGTAACGGGCTGTGACGCTGGAATAGGGCAGGAATGAGAGTTTGGCAAGAACATCATCTGAGATACAACCATCTGGCCCATAGGCTGCAATGGTTTCAAAGACCAGTGACTCCATCTTTGTGGTGTCGATTGCCTGTGCTGCTTGGTGGGAAGTGGCAGGGTCTTCTTTACGAGACAGTTTAAACGGCGCAGTTCCAAAGAACTTCTCGACTGCACCACCAAACCAAGATTGATCTAATTTTGTCATCATCAACTCCTATCAAATAAAAAGTTACACATTTTCGTTTTGTAATGCAAGAAAACCTTTTTTTGCGCCATCCACTAAAGACCCTTTCGCGCCACAAGACAAACAATGAAAGTTTCCTTTGCTATGGTCAGCCAATAAACTAGCCGTAATTTCTTTATGCCAAGGGCATCTGGCAATTGAGTTCACCATGCGACTATGGTTTGGCATGGGTTTTTCAATCAAATCCCCTTTATATTTGTTTGGGCCGTAAAAGGTACTTAAAATCTTAGAAAATTTAGTTTCCATACTATGCTCCTATCAAATTGGGGCCGTAGCCCCGTGAGGTTTATCAAAAGGGAATATCGTCATCCGCATAAACTATCTTTTTAGGATTAGCTGCTGGAGGTTGTGCATCCTTGGGATTGACTGCCAAGCCCATGAACTTGCCACTCTTACCCTCTTTAATCCATGCTGAGAGCCAATATTCTTGACCATCAACAGTGATATTACCTTTGTAATCAGGCTGGTTAGCTGATTCCTTTTTGTCATTTTTAAACAAAACGCCAGAGTTGTCTTTCTTTTCCATATTAGCCTTTCAATGATTCGCCATGTTTCTTCAAAGCACTACGAACATTGCTTGTAAGCAATGCCCATAACGCCACCTTTTCCTCCTGGTCATGGATTCCCAGGTATTCTTCATAAGCCCCAACCATGTCGTTTGATTCAAATCTATCTTGAACAGCAATCGCAACATCCGCAATGATGTTTTCCCTGTTCTTGTCAACAATGACTCCATCTGTGGGCTTGATTGTTGCGCCACCTTCTGGAATGTCCTCTCCCGCATAGATGTACAAGCCCAAGCCATGCAGCGACAATGCCTTAGTCATGCAACGCATGATGGAAGTGTTAACGGCAAATGCGTCTGGTTTTGGGATTGCCTTGTTGCGATAGTCCATCACAGGCAGTTGGCAGGTCATTGGCTTGCCAAACATGGTGACAGTTACAAACACCATTGCAGTGCCGTTAATGTCCATGAAGCACTTGTCTCCAAACATCTCCACCTTATAGGTAGCGTCTGAATCAGCCTTTAAAGCCTCTGCCCAGGCC